AGTTCAACTTTTAATAATACTGTTTTTGTTTCGCTCATAATCGTACAAATTCACAAAGTGTTATATCACCTTTGTAGTTTTCAATTTTGTTTATATAAAAATATCCATCAACTCCAATATCTGGACAATGAATATATCTTGGGATTGTGAAGTCAAGTGTTGAAATGTCCAATGCTGTTAACTTAATTGGAATTTTAATTGCTTTCGTATTGTCTAATATTCCTGCAAGTGCTTCATAAAATTCTGGAACAGTTTTATCAAAACCAATAAACCTAGCAAAAGGTATTGAAGTGTTTTTGTTTATCGTTGTTGTTCCATCTGTGTAAGCAACATTGAAAGAAGTATTCTGAACCTCTAATTGTAATATTCTCCAATCTGGTTTGTTCCATGAATAATCAGAATCAAATGCTTTTACTCTTGGAATGTTATATCCTAAATATTTTGATTCTTGTTCCGTTGCAGGATGAACCAATTTAACAACTGTTTTTTCAGCTTCAAAGTTTTCATTTCCTACTGTGAAATAATAATCACCTAATTCTTTTGTAACATCATCTCGTTCCTTAAAACGAAGCCAATTTTTTTGAGCATAATTTCCAAATTGGAAACTTAAAACATTTATTCCATTCTGAACCTTATCACTCCAATCGATTGCATTTGATTTATTAGAAATAAGATCATCAAAATAATTGAATTGAACATTTTTTGTATATCCATTCGTTTGAATAATAACTCCTCTTAAATTCAAAATATCTTTCAATACATCCTTAACCTTCATTCTGTATAAATCAGAAAAATTCGTATCAGTTAAATGAGTAATTTTTCCAGAAGGAGTAAATGTAAATTTTGAATTTGGTGAATTCGCTTTAACTGTTATATTCGTATCACCTAAAACAGCAGGACAAATCAATCGTATTCTTGTGCTGTATGTTCTTGGTAACGTTAAAAGAATATTTCCAGTATTAATATCAGCAACATAATTTAAAGTTGCAGGAAAAGAAGTTACATATTGAGGTGTTTCAGTGTATTCAGCAACTATTGATCCTAAATCATCAACGATTTGATAAACCATTGTAACTTCATAATTAAATGTTTGACCAGTTATATTCACAACACTTGAAGCGAATATAACTTTAATATCAGAAGTGAATCTTAATGATCCATTTATTTCATTTGAAACATTTATACTATTTCCAGAAAAATCACCAGTTGAAACATTATAAGTTGGTAAAGTGTAAAAATCAACATTCGTTGTTGCATTGTGAATTGTTGTAATTAATTTTGACCACGTTCCAAGCGTATCTATTGAACTTGTTTGAAGCAATAAAAGGTTTTCTTCTTTGATAGTTAAATCAGAAGGTGTAAGAATCATTTTTTTATGCTCATTACTATCTAAATATTTTCCAGTAAAATAAAAACCAATGTAATCACTTAATTTTTCAAACATTAATTGAACATTACAGCATGGAAGCATATCACGAATATCTGCTGTTGTGTTTCCATTTAAAACATTTTCTTCATCTGTTTTAAAATTTACTAAAGGATAAACCAAATAAGCTGTTCCACTTCTTAATAATACTGCAACATCAATATTCCAAGGAAAGATTTGATCATTCAAATATAAATCACCAACTGTAATATCACCAATTGCTTCAAGTAAATCTACATTTCCAGAAACTATGTTCATATTAATGAAATTTGAATCAACGCTTACAATCGTGGCAACTCCATTTCCAATGATTTCAATACCATTTTCAATATAAGTTGCAGAAAGTTTTTTATAAGGAAGTAAAGTTGAACTTGTCATTTGGTTAACAAGTTCCAATGCTTCAATATTTTCACGAACGATTGGAAGTTTAAATGTATTTGTAAACGTTCCTTGTCTATTCTGAAGCTCTCCAATATTATTCGCTTGATATGTTATTCCAATCCTTGTTTGATCGGATAAAATCATTTCTTTACCGTTAACAATTAATTGATTCATTGTCTTTGTGTGTAAATGTATGGTAAGTCAAAAGATATTTCTATTGTTGTATGAGTTTCATTCGTGTTGTAAATCTTAAATGATCCAGTTTTCGGTCTTATAATTTGCCAAATTGGTGCAACTGTTGAACTCCATTCGTTTGGATTCATTAACATTTCAACACAAGTTGAATACAGAATTGTTTTCAGGCCTTGAACGTCTTCAATATCAATATAGGCATTTACAATTAATTGTGGAACTGCTCCAATTTCAGTTGTTTTTATTTGCCCTCTTGAATTTTGTAAATCAGTAATGAAAGGTTCAAACTCTCCTTTCTCACTTGTTGTTAATCCTATTGTTTGAACTCCAGAAAATAACCAATGTTCACGACCTCCATATGTATTCAACCATGAAACAAAGATTGGATTCTTTACGCATTCACGATTAACTTTTATTTTTTTAATTTCTGTAATTATCATCTTTCAAATTGTTGAGGTAAGAAAATTGATTCCAAAGGTTTAAATGGATTAAATACTGCAGGATTAAATATTCCATTATCATTGAAAGCATCATTTGGATTTAATGATCCAGATTCAAGCCACAAATCAATCGTTTTAACATTTGAAGTATAACCTTCTTTCAACATTAACCTGTTCGCGTTTTGTCTTTGGCTCATTAATAAATTTGTACTTGTTTCTGCTATCTCAACTCCATTCAAATTAAATGTTTTTTCTTTTCTTATTATCTGGTAACTTGTTAAATTATCAGAATAAATAAAGTTCATTGAAAAAGGATAACCAGGAAAGTAAGTCGGTTTTTTAAATACAGATTGAAACTTTGCTTTTTGAGTTCTTGCATTGTCTAATGTTGGAACGTAATCACCCATATTTTGCCCGTAAGCTTCTTGAATTTGTTTTGCTGAATTACTCCAATAAAATAAATTTAAAGATGATAGCGTTGAATATCCATAAGTATTTCCATTATAGTTTTCTCTATATCGAATATTGAATCTTGTTCCTTCGCCTCTAATCATTTTGTTGATTACGTTATAAGCAAATTGATTTTCAAATTCGGTTTGAGTTCTTAACCATTCTTGAACATTTATTTTTACAATCCCTTCTGGAGTTGGTGTGTTTCTTGAAGTTCCTAAACTTACATAAACGTTTGAATCATTAACCCCGAAAATTTCAGTTTCAACATAATAATTTTTATATGATTCTGTAAAGATTACTGTACCACCATAAACAGTTCCTGCAAGTGTTGAATCTGTAACGATAATATTTGGCTGTATTAATTGAGTTATTTTTGCAGTTGTAACAACATTCAAAGTTTTAAATTTCAAAGTATGTCCAACTTGAACTGCTGAAGGAATTGTTCCTGCAATTTTTAATCTTACAAATCCAGATATTTTTTGTCTAAAAGTTAAACCAAAATCACTTCTTTGTAATTGAAATTCGATTGATTGGTGAACGCTGTTCCATTTAGAAAGATGTCCGTTGATATTAACTAATGGCTGTTTAATTACTTGTAAACTCATTTCACTGTAATGCTTTTAATTATCGTATAATATTGGTCTGCCAATAAAGATAATAAATTATCAATTCGTTGAGGTGTAATAATGCTATCATAGATGTTATTACCTCCACCTCTTTGGTAAAGTCTATCACCATATAAATGAATTGATTTTGAAATAGCCCATGAAAGTTGATCCTTTGTTGGAAGCCTTCCAGATTTATCAATTCTTGGAGTTATTCCTTTTTCATCAATCCATTTTCTTATTATTTGCTGAAGTGTTGGATTTCCTTTTGGTGCTCCAATTCTTGTTGGACCTCTACCATCAATCAAAACATTAATGTAAGGCGAAGCAGTTATAACCAAACTTGTGTCGGTTACTTCTGCTTCGATTGAATCTGCAAATCGTTTTGAAACTGCTTTCATTTCTGGAACGATTACATCTGCAAACTGCTGTAATATTTCTGAATTAGTTCTCACCTATTGAAAAAATAAGTAACTATTGAAATCATTATAATCCCAGAAGTAAAAATCAATAAAGCGAATGCCATATCTTTTAAACGATTACTTCTTTTAATTTCAAAATCGTTCAGTTTTTCATTGTCTTCTGCTTTGTCGATTCTATCCAATACAACTTTCATTTTAGAAGGATCATTCAACCTTCTAAACATTTCCCTTTCTCTTTGTCTTGATAAACTCATATATTTATTTTTTACGCTATTTTATAAACAAACTGAATCATTATTTCTTAAAGTAACTTCCAAAGGCATCATCACTCCACTCATGTTACAATCGAATAGATTTAAAACTTGAATACATTCTCCAGAAGTCCATGTTGAAATATTATCTGAATCATTATCCAAAATGATTTCAAATTGTTGCTGTGCATTTTCTGCTTTTAAGAACGTTTCTTCTTGTTGATCTGGTGAATCATCTAATTCAGATTTAAAAAGAAACAGAAGCATCAAAATATAGGTTTTTTCCTTATATCCAGTTACACTTGTTTTTGTTCTGTACTTGATAGGCATATCCATATAAACAGCAGGAAGTATTTCTTCATCTGCATTTAGGTTTTGCCAATCTTTTTCTGAATGTAAAAATGAATACGTTTCATTATTAGCATCCATTAATGCAACTTTGTCTGATATTAATTGTTTTATTGTCATTGCTCCTTCATTATTTCGCTGTAATTCTTTTCAAAGTTACTTGTTAATTTATTCTTATACAATATCAAAAAAATTAAATCGTATTCCAATTCTTCAACTTCCTTATGTGTGTACTTATAATCTTTCGCTATCATATCAATAGTGTTGAACTCTCCAAGTACATTAAAACTTTCTATTCCTGCCCTTTTTTGTTGTTCCGTTATTTCCGATTTTAAAAGTTCAGCTTCCCTTTCAACTATTTCTTTTAACTGATTAATCAAATAAACTCCTACGCTATAAACTGAAGAAACATTCATACCAAAAAGACTTTCTTTTATTTGTTCAACTTTACTTGAATCGAATTTAGTTTCAAAAATTATAGGCTGTAAATAAGTTGCTACAATTCCTTCAATATCATTATTTAATAAATACTTTGTAGCGACTATTTTTTGTCCGTAAGTACATTGACTTATTTTTTCTGGAAGTATTCTCATATTCCCATAATCAATGTAAACATCTTCTTCAAGACTATCCAAAGCAGGAACTTTCAAAAACTCTAAATATTGAGCAATCTCATCCAAATCAAGAAATACAATTTTATCCTCTGTTAATCCAGTTAATATTTTTACGATTGCAATATGATCTTCTGGATTATCTCGCATCTGTTTATATTCTCTGCAGGTTATATCTGAATAACTTGTAGCCAAATTAAAGTCGCCTATTTTAGTTTTGAATTTTATCATATTAATCTTGATTTTGGTTTTATTGAATCTGGAGCAAGTTCAAAATAATATCGCATCATTATAGAATCCCAATCATCTGGAGAACGTCCAATGTTTGCCTTGATTACGTCCTTTGATATTATTCCAAGCCTTGTATCTTTATCCATGTTTTTCATTTTTATCTGTTCCATTTCTTCAGATATTCGATCCTTGATATTATCTTCATTGCATAATTCCCCTGCTTTACGTTCCATGATTAAACGTGCCATTTGAATTGAACATTGACTTTTTAGGTTTTCATAGTTTTCATCATTTAAAGCCTTTGAATTATTTACAAATCCTTTACATCTTAAAATATCCACTAAACCACCACCAACTCCATCTTCATCTGCAATAACTTTTGAATTAGCAATTGAATGTTTTGCTTGTAATTTTTTAATAAATGTTGCAAGTTCTGTTATTGAGTTTTTATCGAAGTCATATCTTTCAATACAAAGCAATCCATCCCAAACTCTTACAGTTGATTTGTCCTTTCCTTTTCTGGCAACATCACAAGTAATGAATTTTTTTCCAGTAGGTTCGATGTGAACTGGTGAAAAATAATCTTGTATTGCATCTAAATCAATTAAAACACTTGGATCATCATCATATTCCCAATTCCCATAGTATAAACGTTGTTTACTCGCTTCATCTAATTGAAGTAAGTTTTCAAGATATGATTCTGGTAGAAATGGATTATCAGTTGGTAAAGCCTTAATGAATTGTCTATACGGTTTAATTGTTCCTTCCTTTTTAGGTTTAAAGAAAACTTTATAAACCCAATTCTTTGCAGGATTGCACGTTCCTAAAATCTTTCCTTTTATCTGAAATTCATTTAACTTGTAACGAATCCTTGATTTAATTATTTGCCAACATTTATAAGTAATCTGATTACATTCATCTATAAATGCACCACATATTTCCAATGATCCAAGACTATCATATTCTGGATCACTTGGATAATATGCTAAATCTTTTAAAAGTATTTCTGAACCATTATTGAAAATGATTTTACCTTTATTATCATTGTAAGTGAATTGATCATTTACTTTTAAATTTGAAGCCACTTGGAAAAAGGTATTCAATGTTGTTTCTCGAAGTGTTTTTAATTTGCTCCTTCCCATCATCCACCTAGAACCAGGATATTTCTGACAACATTCGATTAACCATAGACAGCCATACGCACTTTTTCCACCTCCTGCTCCTCCTCCGTATAAAAGTTCAGTTGTTTCATCATCTTTTAAATAATAGGTTGCATATTCCTGCTTGACTAATAACTTCATCACAAGTCCTCATTTCCTTCTGGTTTAATTCCAGAACCTAAATTGATAATTGTATTAATATCTTTTCCGTTTGTTGTAGCATCAATCTTTTGACTGCTTCCATTTAATCGGTGTGCTTCTTCATCTGTACCGATTAACTTCATTAAAGCCAACTGAAGCGTTGCATTTTCTGATTTATACCACTTTGAACGCATTGAAACTTTTATTTCAACTCTGTTTTGTTCTAGTAGTTCTTTTAACGTGTCCAATTCATCCGACTTATCTGGAAAGAAATCGTAGAAAGTAGAACGTGAACAAGGTAAAAAAGCAACTATATCTTCAGTAAAGAATAATTTGTTTTTTTCAATTGCTTCCTTTGCTTGATTGAATATTTTTTTCTTGTTGTAAGCCATTATTTTTTCTTTTTAGGTTTAAATTGTTTCCAATCAATTAAATGATGATGTCTATTAAATCTGATTACTGTTTTTGCATATTGTGGCCATACAGCTTCAAGCATCTTTGCTTTTAATAAATTCTTTTCTGCTTTATTTCCTTGATATAATTCTGTTTGATTTCCACCTTTCATTTTATTAGCTGTTGTTTCTTTGTTGGCCATATAATAAACACAACTTGCTGTGCTCCCTCCATTATGTAAAACTTGCAAACATAAATCAACATCTTCGTTATATTTTAACCTCCAACGATAAGGTAAATTGTTTTTAATTAATAATGCAGAATAAACGTGACAGTTTGTTTTAAATGGTTTATTCGGTATTTTAACTACAAAATTTGGTTCTTCAAATCCAGATATATCAATATTTTTTTTTAAAGTGTAATTTTCAACATAAATTAAAGCTTCATTTACATTATCCCACTTTATTCTTTTACCATTTACCCACTTTCTAAAATGAAATATATTATCATCAAATAACCAATGATATTTATATCCGTTTTGCTTTGAATGCTCCCAACAAAAATTTCTTGCAGGATAACTTCCTAATCCTAAATTTGAAAACGGTAAAACCAAAACCCTTTTTTCTGATAAAGCATCAATATACTCTTGTTTTTCTTGAGGTTCTACAACGATAAAATATTCAACATTCGATTTCTCAAATACTTTTGCAGTTATCGGATTGAATGCTCTTCCTTTTGAGATTATATAAACTGGAAATTTATTTCCCATATACTGAAGATAAATTAATTTGCCACACTTTTGAATCACCCCCAGTTCCCCCATTCATAACTTTATATTCATAGGGTAATTCGTGTTTTTCATAAAATGATTTAGCTTCAAAATCATTATCAAATATAAATACTATTTTTATTAAATTTTTCGCCTCACCTATCGGATCAAATTCTTCTTCAATATCAACATCCTCATCCGTCATTTCATTTTCTGGAACACCTAAACTCCAATTTGGAACATCTAAACCCCAAGATTCTAATTCTTCAGAATCCCATTCATTTGCCAACATATCCCAATCCCATTCTCCAAAACCTACATTATCCTTGATGATAAATTGTTTCTGCTGTTCTTGTGTAAGATTACTTGCTTTAATGATATGCACTTCTTTTAATCCTGCTTCTTTGCAAGCCTTCAATCTCATGTTTCCACCTAGAACAATCATATCATCATTTACAACGATTGGTCTTATTTCTAACATTTCTGGAAACTCCTTAATTGACTTTACCAATTTATGGAATTTATCATCCTTTAAAGTTCTTGGATTATTCGGATTGTTTTTTACTTCCGATAATTTTACTAATTCTGTTTTCATTGATTAATCGTTTTCTTCGTTATTAATATACCATCCACATTCCTTTAATGCTTTTGAATGTTCTTTTTTAATGATTCTGAACCATCTTTGTTTCTTAATCATTGCTCTTGATCTTTCTCTCATATATTTTCTTTTCAATAAATGAATTGTTTTCTTTATATTCCTTTTCTTTTCTTCTGAAGTTATGTTCATTATCATATTCATCCAATTGATTGCAAAGGATATAAATATACACAAAAAGCAAAATAAAAAGAGCGAATAAAATAAGTATGATTGTAAGTGTTATTATTTTCATTTCAATGTCGGTATTAATTTCCAATTTAATGCTTCAATGATTTTAAGAGCATTATCGAACTTCGGTACAACTTTACCTTGACAATACATTCCAAACTGAACTGGAGAGATTCCACATAGTTCTGCAGATTCTCTCTGGTTCAATCCTTGCTCTCTCATTATTGTTTTTAATAATGTTCTAAATTCCATTTTCTAATCTATTTAATATTTCAGCATATCCACAAAGATCAACAACCGAATCTCTTTTGTGTTTATACTTTAACCTTCCAAGTTTAATTGCTATTTGAACTTTGCAAATTTCTGCAGGAGTTAATTTGATTCCAAAGGTAGCTTCCAAGATATTTGAATATTCTTTAAATGCTTCGTTTGGATTCCCATATTGAACATCCCTATCACCATTTACAATGCTTTCTGCTTCTGTAAGAATACTTTTTAATTCTGGTTTTGGATTTTGAATCGCATCCATTTCTTTCACTTTTTCTTCTTCAAATATATCAAACAATTTTAGTAACCACCTATTTGAATGCTCTCCAACTTTTACATCTGTTCTATTACTTTCGATTACCACTCCCGCAAACTCTCTTTGACCAACATGACTTACTTTTATTCTGAAATGATAATTATCTTTGTTTATTGCTATTCTTTGCATCTTTCTAAATATTTGGAGTTACTTTAAAAATACTTCTTAATTCTGTGTCAATATCATAAACAATTGTATTAAAATGTTTATCTCTAAACTTAATGAAATCATCAATTACTCTCCTAGAGTTTATAACTGTCGCATGATCTTTTCCAAACATTTGACCTATTTCAAACAAAGTCATTTTTGTATTTTGGCATAAATACCACATTAATAACTGTCTTCTATAAACGATTTCTCTTTTTCTGCAATTTCTTGCAAGATCATATTCTGAAATTAAATCTTTTACTTTTTCAAATGATTGTGTTAATGGTTTTTTATTTCCAAACAATTCCATTATTCTATAATGAACGCTCATTTGTTTTATTTCTGCTCTCATAATTCAAAAATTAAATTCTATTCCTTTTGTTTCTAAAAATTTTAAATGTTTTTCTTTCGAGTCAAGCAATTCCCCTTTTTCTTTGGTTTTAAATATCCTTAATTCTAAATCCAAATAAATAAATCTATGTGCTTTCTTGTGATTAATTCTAGTCATTACAAAAACATCTTTTAAATATAAATCATTGTAATTCCAATGATGCAATTCTAAACCTTTTTCAATCTTCATTCTTCTATGAAGGTTTTTTAATATTTGACTATCATTCCATGGTCTATTTTCTGTCCAATCTTTTCGCTTTTCCTTGTAATTTAATCTATGATATTTTTCTTTTGACCTTAATCTTTCTTTTTCAATCCATTCTGGATTTTTAGATTTTAAATCATGATATTTTATTGAATCTATTTTTGTACATTTTTTACATTTATTCAAATGTCCATCTGGCATTTGACAATGCTTATAAAATTCAATTAATTCTTTTTCTTCTTTACATTTAAAACATATTTTCATACTTCATTTTTTTTTGTAAATATACAAATTAAAAAGGTAGTATTTTATATTAAAACGGTAAATTTTCATCAACTGTTTCAATATTTACTTCTGGAGTATTTGGATCTGGTTCCGTAAAACTTTTTGCAGGAGAAAGGAAAATAATATTTTCGCAAACAATATCAGTTGAAAATCTTTCAATTCCATCCTTCATGTATTTTGAATTTCTTAACCTTCCTTCAATGAATAATTTTGATCCTTGATTAACAAACTTCTCACAAGTTTCAGCAAGTTTTCCATATACTGCTACTGAATGCCAACTTGTTTCTTCTTTGAACTCTCCAGTTGTTGTTTTATATCCATAACTTGTTGCTATGGATATTTTTGTGAATACGCTTTGATCATTTCTTTTTGTTTCAATTAATCCTACATTTCCAATTAACTGAACTTTGTTTAAACTTTTTGCCATTTGATTTTGATTTTAAATTATTACTATTTAAAGACTTCCATTATCTGCATAAGAATAATATCCATCTTCTGTTATTATTATATGATCAAGTAATGTTACATCTAAAATTTTCCCTGCTTCCTTAATTTTATTTGTAATTAGATTATCTTCACTACTTGGGAAAAGTTGTCCAGAAGGATGATTATGTGAAATTATTATTCCACTTGCACCACATTTTAAAGCTACTGCAAAAATAATCCTTTGATCCATAATTGTCCCATTGATTCCTCCCTGACTTAATTTGTACCACCCAATTGTTTTATTTGCTCTATTTAAGAAAATAACAATTGAAGATTCAATATATTCAATGGTATCACTATTGAACATTTTTCTAAAACATTCTTCTGCAGTTTTAGAAGAAGTTATTTTGGTTTTTTCAATATCTGTACTTTTGTACTTGATTTCGATTTCTGGAATATTATACATAACTTTTGATTTTTTTTTTACAAATATAAATAAACTTATTTATATAACAAGCGTTTTAATAAATATTTTTATTTATTTTTTATTAAAGTAATTTAAAACTTCATCATGATTATTAAAATTGATTACTTCAAATTTCATTATTTCAAAGTTGTATCTAATAACAGAAAGAGTTTTCAATGCCTTATTTAATTCACAATCCTTACATACTTTGCAAGTTCCTTTATCTGTTTTCAGTTGGTATTTCATTCTGTCAATATCAAACTGATCCAAAGGCTTTTCTATTTTACAAGTGAAACATTTTTTAGATTCCATTTATTTATAAAGATTAATTATTTGATTCATTTGATTTCTGGCTTGTATTGGATCATTAAAGATGAATGTTTCAAAATCTCTTATTAACTTCCTTACAACTGGAATGGCTTCATAAATTTCCTTTTCAGTAAAGTGCATTGATTTATATTTTAATCTTAATTCAAATTCAACATAATCTGCATATTCTTTTCCATACCTTTCTTCAAGTCCTATAATATAACCTTTCTTATTTCCGCCTTGCCACTTATTACAAGCACCAAGTGAAGCATGAATGTTATGTAAATTATATCTGATATTTTCATTCCCAGAAACATTATTAAAATGTGATCCATGAATATCATCTTTTAAAACCCTTCCACAATCAATACAAGTTGAGTAAAATTTCAGATCAATCATTCTAGACAACTTATTTATTTCGTCTTGAAGTTCGTTCTTGTGCTTTTTCACATGAGCACTAATCTTCATTTCAGTAAACTTCTGTTTCTTTATTCCTTCCAGATTTTTTAATGCCAGTTGAGTTTTGCTCTCAATCTGGCATTCTTTTTTATCACAGTATTTTTGAAGGAAGCGTTTCTGTTCAAACTTTTCACGACAATTTTTGCATCTAGGCATATTAATTAAATCTTAATTCTTTATTTGTTAAAGCGAAGTATATGTTTTGAAGTTGATGAATATATTTTATATTTTCATTTCTATGATCAAAAATATCACAAACTAAAATTTCACCTTCATAATAAAACTCAATAGCTCCAATTTCTGAATCATAATAATATCCTTCTGTTCCTTTGAATCCAAACTTAAACAACCATTTTTCAGTTATTATAATTGAAGTCATAAACTTCTCATCAAAATTAAAATCCTCTTTTTGAATTTCAATTAATTTTCCATGAATATGAATAAAGTTTCCAATTCTTAATTCACTTGCTTTCATCTTGATCCAACTTATTGAATTTATTAATCCTTTCGTTTATTGCTTGATTTAT